TGTACGTCCGGATCCACGCAGATCAGCAGGCTTTTCACGTCCTCGATCGTCATTTCTCCGTCACCTCCAGCGTCAGGTCCGTGACCGCCTCGCCGCTCTGGTCGTCCGTCCCGTGGTAGGCCCGGGTAATCCGGTACAGTTCCGCCTTTGCTTCCGTCCCGTCAAACGGGGTCAGCTCCGCCAGGTCCTGGTTCCGGATGCTCCGGTTCTGCAGGATCCGCACCCGCGTCGCGGTCTGCGTTTCCTCCCGCATGCCCGTAGGCCGCCGGGGGCTGGTCTCGAAGGCCAGCTCCCCGTAGTAGCTCTCGTGGATAGCCGCCCCGGTATAGGTCGGTTTCCCGCCCGGCTTTGTCGTGCTGGTTTTCCGGTAAATCCGGCAGATGCCTCTGTCCAGAATCATCCGCCGCTCGCCTCCCCGTTCAGCTGGTGCTGCTTCAGCCACCTCTCCCGCCGCCGCAGGCGCAGCCAGTCCGGCATGCCGCCCGGGTTGTCGCGGTTCTGGTACTGCCACACCGTGTAGTCCACCACCAGCATCAGGTCGTCCGCGCTGTCGGTGAGGGAGATGCCGGTGTTTTCCAGCTCAGCCTCTGCCGCCTCGATCCGTTGCGTGAAGTAGCTGTCCAGCGACGTATCCGAAGCCGTCCGGTTCAGCCTCGCCTTTACCAGGCTCAGGGCCGTGTATTTCTCCACCGCCATCTCCGCTCACCTCCGTTACGCTGCTAAACCGATCAGCCCGCGGCCTTCGGCACGCTGGCCACATAGCCGGCGCTCACGATCTTGTCGTCGCTGTTCAGCTCGACCACGGTGATGATCTTGCCCGCCGCCGCAGTGATGCCGGTGCTGCCGCTGGTCAGGTCTGAGAATCCGCTCGGCAGGCTGTCGCCGGCTTCCACGTTCACCTTGCCGACCTTGTACTTCAGGGTCGGGCTCTCGGCCGCCAGGTAGTTGGTGACCGTCACCACGGTCTTCCCGGCGTCGCTGCCGTGGGCGGCCGCGCTCAGGGTCAGGGTGTTCAGCTCGGTGTTGGCCCAGTCGTCCTCGAAGTCCTTGCTGGTCGTGGCGCTGGTGTTGTTGTAGTTGACGATCACGAACGCCTTGCCTTCCAGCGGGCGGCCGTCATACCGGGCCGTGCCCTTGAACACGGTCTGGTCCTGCAGGAACCGGTATTCGGAGCTGCTGGCGAACTCCACGCCGGCCCGCTCGGCCAGCAGGTAGTTTCCGCCGAAGCCGCCGATGATCTCATAGTCGGAAAGCTCGTCGTCTTCGAACTCGACGATCTCGCCGCCCAGGATCGGCATCATCGTGGTGTTGCTCACCAGGGCCGCGTTGGCGTTGAAGGCCAGCGCCTTGGCCAGGATGTCCAGGTGGGTCTTCCGGTTCATGGCCCAGAACAGGCCGTCGCCGGAATAGACGGGCTTGGCGATGCCCAGCTCAGCCACCAGCGCTTCGAAGAACTCCGCACCCCGGGTGCTCTTCTTGTTGATGACCTTGATGTTGCTGGTGTGCAGGTCCACGAAGGCCGGCTCGTTGGTGCCCCACCAGGCAGGGGAGCTGGAAGCGGCCAGGCGGGTCGCGATACCGACGGGCATCTTGCTGCCGGTGCCGAACAGGATGGCCTTGTCGAGGGCCTTGGCGATCGCGGCGCCGATGGCGGTCACGATTTCCTGCGCCAGGCTCAGGTCGCTGTCTTCCAGCGTGGCGTTGCAGATGGCCACGAATGCGGCCACCTTGTAGCCGTCAACCTCGGTCTGGCCGAACGCCAGGTCGAGCTCGTTGATGCTCGCGCACATCTCGGTCCACACGGCCTCCGGGATCTTGCCCATGATGTTCATGCGGCCCTTGCCGCTCACCGTGCGCAGGGACACGAACTTCAGCAGCTTGGATCCGGCCGCCACTTCCTGGCGCACCAGACCCAGCATAACCTCGGGGATCGTCAGGCCCACGCCGGTCAGCGCGCGCTTTTCGGTCATGGCCGCGCGGACTTCGCCCAGGAAGCCACGGACCTGTTCATTGCTCAGGAACGCCTCCCGCTCCTGCTGGTTAAAGCTCATCAGTCTGCGAATCATAGGGATCTCTCCTCCTCTGTTTTCGGTCGCTTCCGCGCCGTTGTTCCTGGCGGCCTCGCCGCCGTTGTCCGCCTCTGCGGGCGGGTTGGTGTTCTGCGCTTCCTCCACGCCTTCCAGTTCGGTCTCCAGCTGGCTGATCTCCTCCTCCAGCTGGTTCGCGCCTTCCTGCGCCTCGTCGCGCTCCTGCTCGAAGGTGGCGATCATTCCCTCCACCTCAGTGCGCTGCTCCTCGGTCTCCACCTCTTCGATGGCTTGGCTCAGCTCGGTCTCCCGCGTGGCAAATCCTGCCAGCTTCTCCCGCAGCGCGTCCAGCTCCTTCTTCTTGAGGTCGATCCGTCTCCGGAGCATCAGTGCCTTAAGCATTGGCTTTGTCCTCCTTGTTAAGTCTGGCTTTTGCCGCCGTTTTCCAGTCGTCCAGCCTGTTCCGGCTCAGCTCCTCCCGCTGCGCCTCCCTGGCCGATACGTTGGTCTCCTCATAGGCCGGGAACGTGCACACGCTGACCTCATGCAGATCCACCTCGGTGATCGTCCAGTGGACGGACCCATCATCCCGGAACTCGGTTTCCTCGCTGATGATGTTGAATCCGAAGCTGCACTGGTCCACGTCGCCCCGCTTCACGCGCTCGTACAGGTTCATGGCGTCCTGATCGTTCGGATTGATCACAACGTCTCCCCATAGTCCGTGCTCGTCCACTCGAAGCTCCAGCGTGTGGGCCTTGGTGCGCCCCAGTACCAAAGTGGTGTCATGGTTTGTCAGGGCGCGGATATCCCCGCCCAGAGTATTATCGAAAGCGTGCCGGTCGATGCTCTCCGACATCATCGGCCCGATTTCATACACGGATCCGAATACCGAAAAATATCCGGCAATGTGCAGCTGCTCGCCCTCTTCCCGGGTCTCGAACTGCGTCAGCTGCGCCCGCACCTGCCTGTCGAACTTGTCCCGCTTGATCATTTGCTTTTCCCTCCCCGACTCATCGTCTTCTTTGCCGCCGTCTTCCGGGCTGTCTTCTTCACCGGCTCTGCGGCAGCCTCTTCCGGCTCTTTCCCTTCCGGCCGCCCGTCCCGGCCAGGGCACTTCATCGCCTGGTCCGTCAGAACAACGCGCCCCTCCATCATGCACATCTTCTGGTGCGCGCAAACGTTCCCCGATACCTTGCACCGGATCGCGTCCCGCGCCCCTCCGAATACCGCCTGTTCACATCTGTATGCCATTTTGTTCACTCCCCCGGTTCCGTTTCTTCTCCCGCGCTGCAGTACCGTCTCGGAAGACATTCCCGCAGCTCCGCCACGCACTCAGGACACGCCCACCCGGCGAAGTCTCCGATCACCAGGAACCTCAGCTCCTGATCACCTGCCCCGCACAGCTCGCACGTTCCCCGCTTCATGGTTAATCATTCTGAACCAGCTTTTTCTGGTTTCCGGAATCCTCGTACGGGATATAATTCTCCAGTACCTTGTATTCCTTCAGCCCCGCCGGCGCCATGTGCATCCGGTCGCGCCACTCGTCGCCGTTCACGTACCCGCGGTCCGCGCCCGCCAGCAGGATGCTGCTCACCTTGTCCAGCTCGTAGTCCATCAGGCTCCAGAAGTTCAGCTGCAGGTACCACTTCGGGCTCAGGATCAGCACCCGCGTCATCTCCTGCTGCAGGATCAGCGCGATGGTCCGGATCTTCGACTGGATGAAGTTGTTCCACTCGTCCCGGTTGAACTCGCCAACGCCCAGCAGGAACGCCGGCACGCCGATCACGCTGGCGACCGTCCTCTTGTCCAGCTCGATCGTGTCCTTGATCGCCAGGTCCGCCAGTGTCAGCGGGCGCACCTGCTCTACGCTGAAAGCCTCGCTCGGGATCATCCACGGCGCGCCCGGCACGCTCGGTTTGATGTAGTCCTCCAGCAGCCGCGCCCGGCCTTCCGGGCTGGCGAACTCTTCCGTCAGGCCGTCCACCTTCACGATGATCGACGGCTTCCATTCGCTCTTCATGAACGCGTTTTCCGTCTTCTGCGCCTGCTTCAGATTGTTCGCGATGTCCTTCAGCGTCACCGTGATCCCCCGGCCCTTCCACAGGTACGTCGGGTCCGGATTATACGTGAAGTGCATCAGCTCCGCCGGGTCGTAGGGCCGTCCGTCGATCAGCACCTGATAATCCCGGTAGCTGTTGCCTACCGCCCGGAACTGCACCCGCCCCGCGCTGATCGGCTCCAGGTCTGTCAGCAGTCCTTCCGACGTGTGCGGAACCACCACGCTGTTGCCGTCCCCGTGCAGCAGCAGGTTCATCACCACCGCCGTCATCCACTCCATGCGCGTCATGTTCGCGCAGGGCTCGATATCAATCTTCCGGCTCAGTTCGTTAATGATCCGCTCGTCGCCGTTCTCGGTGTTGTTCATCAGGTACACCGTCATGCTGCCGATCAGCTCCGCGATCTTCAGCACCGCCGTCTGGATCTCCGGGCAGTCGCTCAGCCGCGTATACCCCGCGCACTCGATCGAATCCTGTCCCAGCCAGAACGCGATCTGCGCCGGGTTGTCCAGCCGGATCCCGTCCCGCGTCGTGCCGGCGCCCGTCACGCCGTTGCCCGTGCCCGCGCCCCTGCGTGGCCGCGAGTTCCACCAGCTCCGCAGCTGCTCCATCCGACCCATCCGTCTTTCCACCTCATTCCTCGTCGTCGTTTTCTCTGCTGGTGCCGAACCAGCTGCTGGCCTTCCCGGATTTCTCCATACATTCCAGCATCCGCACTGTCGCGAACACATCCGCGTCAAACACGTCAATTCGCCGCTCCGGCTCGACCTTCTCGTACTGGATCATGTCGTCCGTCTTCTCGATGGCCTTCACGTTCTGCACGCAGTATTCGTAGGGCTCCGCTCCCAGGTAGTACAGGCAGTCGTTCTTCGCCTGCTTCTCGATGTGCCGGAATCCCTCGCTCTTCTTGTAGAAGTACTGCGGCTGGTCCACGATCTTGAATCCGGCCTTCTTCATCCCGACGAAGTATTCCCGGCAGAATTTCCGGTCGTGCCCCACCTGGCTGATCTGGAATCCCATCCGCTTCATGGCGATGAACCACGCCACCACCCGGTCGTGATCGTTCGTCGGCGCGTTGCACATCTCCAGCCATCCGTCATCCTTCCAGCCGAACAGCGGAATGTTGTCCTTGTCCGCCTTCTCCGTTGCTGCCGTGATCGGGAACCAGCAGTGTGGGATCGTGATGTCGATGCCCTTGTACTGCCCGTGCAGGCTTGCCGCCGTCAGGTCGTGCAGCTTCGACAGGTCCGCCCCGCCGTACCACTTCACCGGCAGCCGCGCCAGGCGTTTCAGCTTCTCCTGCAGCGGCAGATCCGCGTCGATCCCCAGCTTCTCCTCAGCCCGCGCATTAGACCGCCGGAACTCGTCCAGGTTGAAGTATGACTTCATGGACGCCACAAACACGTTCAGCCGCTTGCTCAGGAAGTCTTTCCGCATCTGCGGATCATTCTGGGCCTGCATTGCGTCGTTCATGATGTCGCCCGGCCGGATCGTCACACCGTAGT